TTAATCCACGGACTCAATCCGAGTAACTTTACAAATAAAATTTTTACCACCTATATTTATGTAATACCCCTTTACTTTTAGTCACCATACCCATTTGTTAATTATTGCCTTATAATCACTATATCTACGACATAGAAAACATGGCTATAGAAAATAAAGACGACGCAAGATTTTTAAAGAACCTTCGTTTTTTACAAAATTACCATAATAAATCGCTCGAGGATCCTGGATCGTTGGGCGGTAAGCAGGTAACTATGTATTTAAAAACACCTGTAGTAGACGGTAAATATTATATTTTGCCAGGATTTGATCAACAATCTAAAAAGATTATTGAAAGCGAAGATGAAGTAGGGAAAAGGTTTTCCGATGTTATTGAACAGGGGCTTGTAGTTGGGTATGACAGTGCAGATGAGGCATTAGCAGCTTTGCCTATCATTTACAAACAAATAACAGGTATCGACATCATACCTAAAAGGAAAGATGTCGAGTAACTATAAAAGTAAACCAGCATTAAAGTTATTTGTATTTACTAATAAAAATATGGCAAAATTAAATGTCGAAGAACAATTAAAATTAATTAAAAAATCTATAAAAGAAAACAAATTTCATATTGAATTAACACAAGCTAACAATGCCTAAAACTTGGTCTAAAAAAGAACATACACCAGCAACTAGCGGTAGAGGAAAGAAAACGTCTCAAGGACAGCGGAACGTGGGTCTTGGAACTATGAACAAAAATAAAAAACGTTCGTTAAAACTTTATCGAGGTCAAGGTAAATAATGGCTAAGAAAAAGATCCCAGAAAATTTATACCGTTTTTTACCACAAGGTCTCGTTAGTAGGATAAAAGCAGGTAATGGATTTGTGCCTGAAACCCTTTACGACGATATATTAAATGAGGCTGAATTAGAACAATATTCTCAAAAAACAATGCGTAATGACCCAGACGCATTATATCAAGACCCTCAATATCAAAAACAATCTATATCAGGTAATATTTTTGAAAGGTTAGGTCGAATGGATCAACCACGAAGGATTTATCAATATGTAAATCCATTAACTTATCAATTAGGAACTTACGCTAAAGATAAAGACGAGGTAGCTTATTTAGCTAGTGATAAACTTTATGATCTGCTTTTTGAAGAAGATGCTCAACAAAGAAAAAATATTACTAAAGCCCATGAATATATGCATCGTGGTTTTGAAAAACATAATTTACCACATTTACGTGAGGTTGAAGGCGTTAAAGAACATATGTATATTTATTCTAAATTAGGTCAACTAGATAAATTAGAAGAGCTCCGTAAAAATATGTATTCTGATTTATCTGTTGAAGAATTTAATAAAAAGGTAAATAAATTAGTTTCACAAATTGATGAAATAGCAGAGAAAAAATTAGTAAACAGACTTGATGAACTTTACGATTAGACCTTATTTATTATATAATCGCAACTATGGAGCAAGACCTTTTAAATTTAGCAAGACAAATTTATCCTCAAGTAAAATCTGAACTTGAAAAAAGAGGTCAATTAAATAGAGAACTTTCCGATAAAGATCTTACAAATATTTTAAAAACCGTACCTGAAACCGCTAACCGTTTAGAACAAATTACCGATAACGTTTTACGACCTGCAGATCGTGAGGGTAAACCTTCCCTTATTAAAGATTATCCGATCGGTGAATTAGAAATGTTTGAAAACTTTGCAAAGCCTGTTGGATCTTCAGGTATTGAAGATGTGTTATTTAATATGGTTTCACCTATTGGTAAAGTTAAACAAGTTGCTAACGCCCCTAAATTTTTACAAGATTTATACGAAAAACGTGCCCTATATACACAGATGGTAGACGATAGTATGCGAGCCTTAAAATCTATTATGGGACCGACTAAAGGTAAAACTAAATCCGATGATTTATTTACTCGTGTACAAGCTGACGACTTTAATTTAATAGAAAGACAAAGAGTTATGGATACCGCATATAAAGCTTCCAGAAGAAGAGACGAATTAGCAGGTATCGAAAAACAAATAAAAACAGCTGAAAAACTTTTAGGCTCTTCTACCGTGACCGCAAGAAAACCAGACATGGCAGAAGAAGTAGGTAAACGCTTTATGAGGAAAAGTGAATTTGCAAGTGGCGGAATAATCGACGCTTTGAATAAATTACGATAGACTCTATGGCTCATATTGACGAGCTCAAAAAAATCGACCTTTCTTTTTTAAGCGAAAGTGAGGCGAAAGAATATTTATTATTACTAGAAGAACTTGACAAACGTCATGTACGTGAAGCAGCGACTTCTAATTTTTTAACCTTTGTAAAAACACTATGGGATACGTTCATTGAAGGAGAACATCATAAAAAAATGGCGAAGGTCTTCGATGACATCGCTAACGGTAAAACTAAACGTGTTATCATTAACATGGCTCCTCGTCACACAAAGTCGGAATTTGCAAGTCATTACTTCCCAGCTTTCTTACTTGGTAAAAAACCTGATTTAAAAATTATTCAAGCCACCCACACAGCCGACCTTGCAGTGAATTTTGGTCGAAAAATAAGAGACCTCATAGATAGCGAAGAATATCAAAAGCTATTTCCTGATACTTCACTGAAGGCGGATTCCAAGTCTGCAGGTAAATGGAATACGTCAAAGGGCGGAGAATACTTCGCAGCTGGTGTGGGTGGTGCTCTTGCAGGTCGTGGTGCGGATCTATTTATTATTGATGACCCCCACTCGGAACAAGACGCTATGTCAGAAAAAGCGTTAGACGATACTTACGAATGGTTTATGACAGGTCCTCGACAGAGGCTACAGCCAGGAGGTGCAATCGTTATTGTTATGACACGTTGGTCTAAACGTGATTTAACAGGTAAGTTAATTAAAAAGATGACCACGGACGATAATGCGGATCAATGGGAAATAATTGAGTTCCCTGCTATTTTACCTAGCGGAAAAGCGCTATGGGATAATTTTTGGTCGTTAGATGAATTAGAAAAAGTAAAAGCGAGTATATCACCTAGTAAATGGTTTGCTAACTATATGCAACAACCGACAGGTGGGGAAATGTCTATCGTCCCTAAAGAATGGTTTAAAACTTGGGAAGAAGATAACCCTCCTTTTTGTCAATATATTCTACAATCGTACGATACCGCATTTTTGAAAAAAGAATCTGCTGACTTTACCGCTGTTACAACTTGGGGGATTTTTTACCCTAGTGGAAAAATAGGTGAAGAATATTACGATGGAAAACAAGCCCATATAATATTACTTGACGCTCTACACGATAGGTTTGATTTCCCTGAATTAAAAGAAGCCGCTATTAAATATTATAAACAATGGCAACCTGATACAGTAATTATAGAAGCAAAAGCTAGTGGCTTACCTTTAACACAAGAACTAAGAGCAGTAGGTATTCCTATATTTAACTTTACACCGAGCCGAGGACAAGATAAAGTTGCTCGTGTAAACTCAATAAGTTCAATTTTAGCCGATGGCAAAGTTTGGGTTCCTCAAACTAATTGGGCTGAAGAACTAGTTGAGGAAGTTAATGATTTTCCTAATGGAGAACATGACGACTTAGTCGATAGTATGACTCAAGCCTTAATGAGATTTAGGCAAGGGGGATTCTTAAAACTAAGCACAGACTGGAAAGATGATTACGATGACGTATCGTCTTATGACAATAGAACTTATTACTAGGAGTAATTATGAAAAGGAAAAAAGGTTACGCTAAAGGCGGAGCATACAAAAAATCTAAAATGTCTGCTAGAGGTGGCGCTAAAAAACGTAAAGTTGTAAAAAGAAAGAAAAAGTAATTAGTGGCACATTTAATTTCTAACATCCCGCATTTTAAATGTTGGGTGAGAAAGGAATTTACTGCTAATCATCAAAAGTATCACGGAGAATATCTCCACGCACTTGCGATAGCGGTAAACACCATCCCCGATAGATCATTAAGCTTTCAAGTTGTTTTCACAGGATGTGAAACCGATTATGAAGGAAACCCTGATAAAAATGTACATGGAGGCGCTATGTGGGCAAGAATGCCTATACAAGCACTCGTTGCTGATATACCATTGTCTGAATGGGGTGAACCTATGGAAGATCATCTCGTACAACCTTGGGATTGTGAATCACGAGACCATAGCGTTGTAGTGATGGACCGAGTAAGTTCTTCCCCATGGATTTGTAAAATTAACGGTGAATTTTTTAAAGGCAAGTATTTATTCACGGTCGATTATACAAATAATGATATTGCAGATGATCCTGCTCAACATAAACAAAGTCATGTGTTATACTTGACGGACGCAGGAAAATGGACTGGTAATTTTGTAGCGTTACCGAATAATCGAGTAAGAGCTACAAGCCCAGCGTTATGGGTCACAGGAGAAGGTGCTCCAGATTTTACACCTTCACAATGGGAACATTCTGCAGAAGGACATGAAAGTTATCTTGACCCAGAAATAACTTTCGATAATTTATATTCAGAATAATGGCTATAGAAAAATTAAATCAAAAACCAGTTAACGAAGAAGAAGCTTTAGAAATAGAAATAGGTGCGGTAGATTCTGAAATACCCCCTGACGTAGAAGTTCTTATTGAAGAAATAGGAAACTTAGACGTTGAATCTTTAAATTTAGAAAATGCTTCTTTTGGTGATAATTTAGCCGAATCTATCGATGAAAAAGAATTAAGTAATTTATGTTCTTCGTTAAGTAGTAATTACGAAGAAGATTATGAATCAAGAGAAGATTGGTATTCAGCGTTTACTCAAGGTTTAGAATTACTAGGTATTAAATACGATCAAGAAAGAACACAACCCTTCCAAGGGGCAAGCGGTGTTCATCATCCATTATTAGCGGAAGCAGTAACTCAGTTTCAGGCGCAAGCTTATAAAGAATTACTACCTGCTGGTGGACCAGTAAACACTCAAGTCGTTGGTGATATGGATGACGATAGATCAAAACAAGCGGAAAGAGTTCGTGAATTTATGAACTATCAAATAACACATGTTATGGAAGAATACGATCCTGACATGGATCAGCTTTTATTTTATTTACCGCTTTCAGGTTCTGCATTTAAAAAAGTTTATTTTGATCCTGCTATGGGTAGGGCTTGTTCTAAATTTGTTATGGCTGAAGATTTAGTCGTACCTTATTATGCTACAGATCTTATGACTAGCCCACGTGTTACCCATGCGGTACGTATGACTTATAACGATTTAAGAAAATTACAAGTTAGTGGTTTTTATAAAGACGTAGATTTAAACGATCCTGAATACGATTCAGACGATCAAGTCTTAGAGAAAATGGAAGAATTACAAGGTATTTCTCCTATAGGTGAAGATGAAGAATATACACTTTTAGAAATGCATGTAAATCTTGATTTAGAAGGTTATGAAGATGTTGATAACGAAGGTAATCCTACAGGTATAGCTTTACCATATATAGTTACCTTTATAAAAGAAACTAATACTATTTTATCTATAAGAAAAAATTATAGAGAAGATGATCCTTTAAAACGTAAAATACAACATTTTGTACATTATAAATTCCTTCCAGGATTAGGTTTTTACGGTTTTGGTTTAATACATATGATTGGTGGATTAAGTCAATCTGCTACATCTATTTTAAGACAACTTATAGATGCTGGAACTTTATCTAACTTACCTGCTGGTTTTAAAGCTAGAGGTATGAATGTTAGTAAACTTGATGAACCGTTACAGCCTGGAGAATTTAGAGACGTAGATATTCCAGGAGGTACATTACGTGATGCGATTATGCCATTACCGTATAAAGAACCTAGTGGTACGTTAGCACAGTTATTAGGTGTGTTAGTAGATAGTGGTAGAAGGTTTGCATCTATTGCGGATATGCAAGTTGGTGACGGTAATCAAGAAGCGCCAGTAGGTACAACTATAGCTTTATTAGAACGTGGTTCTAAAGTTATGTCTGCAATACATAAACGTTTACATTATGCGCAAAAAATAGAATTTAAAATACTAGCTAGAGTATTTAGTGAGTCAATACCTGAGGAGTATCCTTTTGATGTAGCAGGTGCCTCAAGAAGTGTATTCGTTAAAGACTTCGATAGAAGAGTAGACGTTATACCTGTAAGTGATCCTAATATATTTAGTACCTCACAAAGAATTATGATGGCGCAAACTCAGCTACAACTAGCACAAAGTGCTCCAGGAATACATAATTTACGTGAAGCATATAAAAACATGTATCTAGCTTTGGATGTAAAAGATATAGATGATATTTTAGAACCTGAAATTCAAGTAATTCCTAAAGATCCTGTATCAGAAAATCAGGATGTTATGAAAGGAAGTGAACTAAAAGCTTTTATAGATCAAGACCATGATTCACATATAGCTTCACATAACTTCTTTGCACAAAATCCAAACGTACAATCTAACCCTGCCGCAGTTGCAGCATTACAGGCGCATATACAAGAACACTTTGCACTTAAATATAGATTAGAAGTAGGACAATTATTAGCACAACAAGGGTTACAATTACCTGAAGAAGGTCAACCATTACCGATGGAAGTACAAAATGCTATTGCAGCTCAAGCAGCTGCCGCAACACAACAGATCACAGGTAGAGATCAGGCAATACAACAGGCACAACTTAACGCACAAGTCAATCCACAGATGCAAATGTTCCAAGCTCAGATGCAACTTGAACAGGCTAAACTACAATTACGTCAAGCGGAGGCACAACTTAGGGCACAAACTGATATTGAAAGAGAAAATATTAGAGCTGATGTGGATAGAGAACGTATTGAATCAGAA